GAACCTGCAACTCAAAAGGTTGCATTTTTTTGATGGCATTGTCTATATCCTTGTCAGTGTATAGACCTGTAATGATATCGTTCTTCGTTATGCTCATTTTAATCCGTGCAATATCCTGCTTGACATCCTGATCCTGTCCCAAAGTTAAATTCAGATTGCAATGCTAACTTTTTTATCTTTTCATAGTTCATTTCCTTCTTCCATTTCTTGCCAACGCTTTCTTGATTAGCAAACCATTGCATTTTTTTCTCATTCTCATCCCAATTCTTACGAAGTTGCTGAAGTGGTTTATGAAAGCAACCCACACAGTTTGAATCACTTGGAAACTTTAAACCGCTTTTACTTGCCCATTTAACTACTCTTGGATGAATAACTTTATCTTCAATAAGCGGAAATGATACTTCCCTCCATTCTATCTCCTCCCATTTGTTAAGTGTACCTCTTTTGCCAACAATACCTTTAAATGAGTTTCTAATGTTTTCTGCACGTTCCATCTCATCATATCTTATGCCAATGTTCATTATAACCTTCTCATTTATATTCTTAAACCACCAGTCAAAAATAGGTCGCATCTTTAGTTCAGTTGTGCAGAATCTCCACATCATATTCGGTAGACCATTTCCTCCTGTTGCCTTCCTGTTTACTACCTCAAAACTATTCCCTGCAACCCAAGTAATCTCTCTTCCAATTAACTGCTCAAGGTCACGCATTGCATAAAGTGTGGCATCATCTTCAGCAGTCGCTATAAACTCTTTACCTATTTTACAACTTGCATACTTTACCAGTTCCTTATCTGATGGTTTACATTTTGCATCCTCAATGGTAACAAGAGCAAAAATATTATAGTCAGCAGGATAATGAACCGCCATATAAGATGAGGTTTTGCCTCCACTTAATGAGTTTATACTTTTCATATCCATTCATTCAATTCGGGGATTCCTTTGTTATCTGTGGCAAGGTAGCACAATGCACCTGCATTCTTTGCTCTATTGAGAAAAACTATCTGATAGTCGCTAAGTTTATCCTTAATTGTCTTTACCTCGCAGTATACCGCCTTGCCTGTTTTCTTGCAGAATCCCGTTACATCCGCAACCCCTCTCTCGCCTATGAACTTGCGACCAGGTACGGATAGGTTATTATTTCGCCAAACATAGTAACCTTTGGATTCCAACTTGATAAGTGCAAACTTTGTTATTAATCCTACTGAGAGGTCCATTCGTTTATGTTTTCATATTGTTCTATTGCCTTAAATATCTGATAAACCACTTGAGGTACTACTGCATTTCCTCCTGCTTTGATAGATTCGTTTCTCCATTTAGAAAAGGTAATAGAGTCCAATCGGTCGGAAATCCCATCATCTCCATTACAAATTGCGGAGACAGTTGGGAAGTTTTGCCAGTCTTGTATCCAAGGTTGTCCTCTATGTAACTCGGAATATCCCCCCTCCTTCCTTCGCATCCCTTCCAGTCCCTCGTTCTTGGAGTAGGCATCATCCCCGAATAAAGAACTTGACTCAGAAGGCAGTTGTACTTGTTGTTCGGATGTGGTGCTTTGTTCAAACCTTCGTTTGTCCTTTCTGTTTGCCTGATCTGATATTCTTCGGGCGTTTCTGCAATGTTTATTGTTCCTGGAGTAAGCAACAAACCAAACTCTGTCCCTTCTATGTGGTGCGTTGACGGATACAGCTGGAAGTACATACGGTTGTACTTCGTACCCTTCAGCTTCCAAGTCAGTTTGCACTTCGTGGAAAACCAACCCTCCTGACCAATTAACAAGTCCGAAAACATTTTCGCCCACAACCCAACGTGGTTGAATCTCCCGAATCGCTCTAAGCATCTCAGGGAAGAGGTGGCGGTCATCTTCTTTTCCAAGTCTCTTACCTGCTGTTGAGTATGGTTGGCAGGGGAATCCTCCTGTGAGAATATCAATTTTGTTTGCATATTTTGTGAAGTTTGTTTTAGTTATGTCTGTAAATTGTTCTGAGTTTGGGAAGTAATGGTGTAAGACTTTTTGACCAAATGGATTACATTCACAATGAAACTTGTTTTCCCATCCCATCCATTCAGCAGCAAGGTCAAACCCACCAATACCTGAAAATAGTGATCCGTGTGTCATTGCTTTTACTTTATTAATTTATCAAAATAATCTGCTACCGCCATCCGATAACATTGGTTTTCCATATAGTCATCATCCTTTAATTTATTCTTTATGTCAATCTTGTCCTGCCTTGAACCATCAAACATTCGGTCATTCATTGACCTTAGAACCTTGTCATAGGTATTTTCCACATCTACAATTATTCTCCCTTGTTTGTGAAGGATATGGAACACATCAATTCCAAACACAATGGCATCCCAAATGCGATACTTTTTGTAACAATCAAAAGCAGTTTCTATCTTTTCATCATCCGTAACAAATCTTAGATTCCATTTTTTATCTTCTGCTGGTTTGATCTCATTTAACTTTTGCATCCCATACCTTGCGAATGCCCTGAGGATTCGGTGCAGATAAAGCATTGAGAAGTTCTGATAAGTTTCAGCATCAATGTCAAGTTTCCCCTTTGCTGCAAGGTCAAAAGCAAGGGATAGTTCCCCTACTTTTATGTTCGGGTATTCCTCCATAATTGACTTGTACATAAGCAAAAGGTCTGCATTGTTTGGCATCTTATCACCTTTAACTCCAAGTTTCTGCATTCCGTTGATAAGTTCATCCACTACCAATGCACCACTTAATACGGATATCGGTTGGGAGGTTCTTGATAGTTTAAACCGCTCAAGGTCTAATTCCTCGGAGTTGGTCAATTTTATCGGTGTACTGATGGAGTTCTGCTCTGCGTTGTGCATAGATGTCATTGCTTGATTTAGTGGTAACATTTGATTTATAGTTTTTTGAGTTTTTAATCCAGTTCCTTGATGCTGCTTTCCAATCCTTCATTGGGTTCTTTCCTACCCTCCAACCATTACTCTCGTAGTAGTTAAAGAATCCTTCTGCTTCGGTTAGGCTTCCAAGTTCTTCAAAATAGTTCTGTAATACAAATAATTCAGGGCGTACAAAACCTACTTTTGTTTCCTTTACTTTACTTTCCTTTACTTTACTTTCCTTTATTTGCATTGCATCAGCATTGCATTTGCTATGCATTTGCATTCCATTTGCATCAGATTCCACTTTATCCCACCTTTTTTGTGCTGCAACTCTTGCCCTTTGAGTCTTTTCAATGTAAGGTTGAAGGTAATAAATCTGCTTTATGCTAAAAAACATCTCATCAGCATCTACTTCAAAAAGACCATAATTGCATATTGTAACACGAACTTTTTGTTCACTTGTACTAAACTGATGAGCAAGGATATCTATATCCTTTGTTGGGTATTTATAGTCGTTTTGTTCCCTAAGGACTTCCAGTAACATAAAATAGATTGCATAACCTTCAAGACCTAATTCTAAACGCAATCTCATTATCTTGTTGTCATTCCTTGAGTTTGCGAAATGCGGAAAGTAAAACGCATCTTTTTTCATAGTTCCATTTTTAGTCTGTCCTGAGATATTCCGTAGGTTTCTCCATGTCCGAGGTTAACAATGTTTTCATCATTAAATACTTCTTCACCTGGAAAGAAACCCTTGAACTCATAAGTTGGAAACTCACCCACCATTAATGCGTAATGGTTAGGAATTGATCTTGATTTCCAAACGCCCACCAAAAGCATTCCGTTTGTTTTCTTGGTGCTTTTAACATCTATGAAACCCCAAGTCCTATGGTAGCAATCAAAAGGGATGGGATGGTTGATAGTCATGTCGGGGTAAATGTTTTGCAGTTTACAAAATGCGAACTCTCCGCCTGTTCCTTCAAGGTTTATAAGAAGGTCATCCCCGTTCCCCATCTTAAAGTCCCTGCTACCTCTTTCAATGTTATTGTTATGCCTTGCCAGTGCGATGCCTCTAACGATTTCCTGCTCGTGATTGTCTAATGTGATTTGCATTTGATTTGGTTTAAGGATGGGTGAGGTCATTACAACCCCACCCTTGTAATTAATTTAAAAAGGTAAGTCAGATATCTCTTCTTGCTTAGAAGGTCCACCTGCTACTAAAAACTTGGCATTCCCGATGATTGTACCTTTCTTTCCTTGTTCCCTTTCCTCCTTGGTAATGGATTCTACTATAAACCCATTGTTCCCGTACTGATCAACCTCTTCTTTGAGGAACAAGGTAGCGGATAGGTACTGCCCTTTCTTACCTTTGTACAACCTTTTGGCATCAATTTTACTAACATCAATGTTAAGACTAATTAATTTTTGCATATTTGTTTATTTAGAAAGTTGAATTTTGAATGTAGAAGTTACTGACTTAACGGGTAGGTCTCCTTTGTGGTAGGTCTTTTCTTTGTCCTCAATCTCCTTCTGCTTTTCCTTGAGCATCAATATCTGCTCTTCAAGTTCTAACCATCCAGGAAGGTCCGTGAAGTCATACTTAATGGAATCCATTTGCGATACTGATGCACCCAAGACCTCTGCTTTTCCCTTTGGGTGCTTCATAAGTTCTGTAAGAACATTCTCGGTTATTCGGGTTTTAACCGACTTAACAAGTTGTTCTAATCCGTTGAACTTGATTGCCAACTCTAAAGGGTCAAGCAGTCCTTCATTAACCTGCTCTTGGATGGCATCTGCCATAAGTTCAATGGCAAATTTTGTGAAAGCAACATCCCCTACCCTTGTAATTATTTCATTAACCTTTAAGTAACTCATTTTTTCTTGATTTTAATTGTTCTTTAATAAATGTGTTTGTTTCAATCTTGTGTTTGTTGGCCT